GTCAGTTCATCATAGAAGGCAGTTGGATTTGGCCGTAATTGACTTGGGAAATGGACCTTCTTTAAGAAAGGCAGAATCCCTGTTTTTACCTGCCGAGACTTTTATGACACGGATGTATTTTGATGACGTTAAATTGGTTACGTCTGAGGAAATCATCAACGTCGGCACGGTCGAGCTCAAACCAATGTTGGCCACAAGAACTAAGCACTTCCATATGGAATTTATTCACGACGGATTGTTGATGTTTGAAGATTCCAAAGATTATGTTGGTAAGTGTGGTTACCCATATGTGGCTTTGCACAATGGTAATTGGTTCATTTTAGGTTTTCATGTAGCTACTGGAGCTTATGCGGGTCTAACTCCAGGGGGCCGTGAGGCACATTTGGGGGTGATTGTGTCAAGGGAGATGATTCACAATTCTTATCCTGAAAGACCCAAGAGTGTAGTCAAGGCCAAGCAATTGCCTACATTGTGTGACGTTGATCCTGCTTCGGGTTTGGTAGTTCAGTCCCACGTTTATGCCAGTGACCCCTTATTTGATAATATCACCCGGTTTCATGCTATAAAGAGTTTTTCTGATTATTACGAAGGGAAAATTCCAGCGAGTCAATACTTGGGAAGCGTTCCAGGAAGTGATTTTGGTAAGCAGTCTACCAGTTTGGTGAAGAGTCCCATTTACGACAAGACAGGCACGGGTCATTTGCATGAACCATCTTTTCAGGGTAATGAGGTAGTTACATCAGAAGACATGGCCCGTTTGGGATTGGCTAGAACGGTGGTGAAACCGGATAGGATGTCTGCTGCGGACTATGAACACTTCAATAAGTTTGCAAGGAAAATTTTTATCGCCAATCCCCCCCCGTATCCTTACAAGTATATGTTGTCAGAAACCGAAGCCATTAATGGCGGTTATGCTGATGTTATTTACGAAGGAGGGGAAGCAAAGTGGGCAGGGGTTTTCTTTTCAAACGTGAGAGAGGATTTTCAATCACCAAATTACACTGAAGGGACAGTGCCAGTGAAAGCCATTGATGTGTCATCGTCAGCGGGTTGGGGTTATCCCAGTGGTTTGAAACAGCGATCGTTTTTGGTTAAGAAAACGTTTGTATGTCCTGTTACTGGAAAAGAATCTGAATTGAGTGTCATTGATGAGTCTACTGCCCATGGCAAACAAGCCAAGGTGTTATTGAAGAAAATTTGTCAGTCTTTCTTTCATGGGGAACCCATTTGGTTTATTTTTGTTGTTTGTCTTAAGGACGAGGCATTGGCCTTGAAGCAGCTGAAGCCTTGGTTGGTGGACATATTTCCTGAGGTTTCCTCATTGCCTAAGGGTGGCAAATCTCGGATTTTTACAATCGTCTGTTGGGTTTGTAACTTGGCATTGAAGATGTTTTTGGCTCCAGGCGTGGCGTATTTGAAACATCTGAGAGAAAAGATCGGTTGGGTCACTTCTCTCAATTGTTATTCCAAGGATTGGGAAGAGTGTTGGAGTGTGTTTGACAGGGTCAAGGATTCGGCAGTTAGTTTTCTTGCAGCTGATGTATCGGATCAAGAAGCGCACATTGATCCCGCCACTATTTCTGGCCTGATTTCGTTGATTGACCATGTCTATGACGTACAGGAGCATGTGTGGTCCCTGTATCATGTGAAAGCAGAAAAGTCTCATTCTTCTTGGGCCGTGTACCGATCGACTATCACTTCGGACCCCGACACAGTTGCCATGTTCAAGACTGC